GGGTTGCGTGTCTAAATGTAGCCATAATTTTTAAGTTTTAAAAGTTAGTAAATAGATTGTCTAACGATTAACCCTTAATCATTACGTGCTGGTTAGCTGCGCGTGTACAAAGAGCAATCTCAGAACGGTAGTGGAAGACAGCGTTGTCTGTACCTACATCTCCGTTGTTAGTATGACCCAAGATGCTACCAGTTACCCAGTGCTCCATCTCACGGTTATACCCACCTGCTTCCTTGTAGTACATAGCTAAGGCTGGTGCCTTCATTCCGCTACGTGCGTCTGTAACCTGCGACAAAGGAATCATAGCCCCCTGTACGTAGTTAGATGCGCCTAGAAGAGTAGGATCGTTCAATAGCTTCCAATCGTGCTTATGGAATGTATACCCTCCACGTGTGAAAGATTTAAATCCAAGCTTTACAGCCATATCAGCTGAGTTATTGAATGCCCCGAACTGTCCTGGTAAACCAGCAGTAACACCTGTTGCAATACCTGATGCTAACATATCGTCGATAGCTAGGTCTTGCTTTCTGTTCACGTACATAGCGTACTCAGAAGGTGCACCTTGCTTATCAAGCTCCATGATGATATCATCGAACTCAGAGAATGAATCTAGTGGGTTAGCGTTTGCGTTAGACACTTGGATTCCACGATCCTCGATAGCTGCGAAGTAACCTTCAGATCCAGCGATGTCATTACCTAAAGCTAAACCTGTTGACGACGAAGCGTCATGTAACTCACCTAAAAGCATCATCATTTCACGACGATCCTCGAAACGAGCGCGAGCTTCTTGCTCACCCTTCATAAACCAGCGGTACTCACCACCACCTACGTTTACCCAACCGATATTCGTAGCCTGTGATCCGTTAACCTCGTAACGATCTTTAACGATCATAAATGGATTAGACTTTCTTACAGCATTAAAATCTTGGAATGCAGTAGGTTGGTTTGTTCCTTGAGCATACATGTTACCTAGAGCGATAAATTTACCTGTAGCCCCGTAGTTTGTTGTAGCAGCAGCCTGACCTCCGTCTAGCTTTACTAGAACTACAGCAACAGCACTTCCTGTTCCAAATCCACCAGCTTGAACGATATAACGAGTTCCAGTATCTGAATCCATTAATACGTCGTTCTTTTGAACGCCAGCACACAGAAGAGCACCATTTGTACTCGTTTCAGCAATCGTCAAATTTCCGCCAGACAAAACGATGTCCGAAGAAGCGGTATAATCAAAAGCTTTGTGACGACGACCTGCCTCCCACCAGTCAATCTGGTCAGACGATCCGCCGCTGTTAATTGCCCCTGTTAGTTTAAGAAATCCAGTAATACCTTGATCACCGTAAGTCTCAACGAGGTTAGGCATTACCTCATCTTTAGTTGTTTTAATAAGAGAATCTACTGTTGTGTATGATTCAGGAGAGATTCTAAATGAACCTGCTGCTCCATCAATATTAGGTAGATCTGTACCTCTTGTACTTCCTAATGTAGCCATTTTTTCTTAGTTTTTTTGTTTTAAATGTTAAATGTCATCTTATTGGAGTTAGCCCCCATGATGCTCTTTACTTGCTCCGCTAAAGAACTATTAGTGTTCTGATTTGGAGCTTGAGAAGGTGTACCAGAAGAGACGTTAGCCGCCTTATCTACTAAACCTCTCTGCCCATCTCCCATACCTTGACGATACGCCGAAGCGACGATGTTGTCGATATTATCAATAAGCGTTTGATGAGAATTAAAGGTATCGTAATCCCAATTTCCATTGGTGTCTTTATACCTGTCTAAATAATTCTCAGCATTCTGATGAGAGTCAACTAGAGTCTTTCTGTAGTTTTCCCCTACACCAAAGTTAAAGTTCTTTCCGTTCCCTAAATCAAATTCTAAGCCTTCGAAACTAGATGTTTCTCTTTGCATATTATTCATCCAATCTTGAGTAAAGTAAGATTCTTTTGGTTGTTCAGATGTTTCTTTTTGGATAGGTGCGGCGTAAGTATTGCGTATCTCTTCAATATTCTTACGTGCGTCTGTACCATCAATCTTTAGCTGTAAAGCCGAGACCTTGATATCATCTTCACTAAACTCATCAGGATTCATCTTATACTTCGCGCTAATTAGAGTATTGATTTCGTTGAAGTTTAGGTCTGGGTAATCTTGTGAGTATTTAATCCTCACCGCCGTTAAGTCATCCATTTCAGATGGGTTTAACGACTGATACTTGAACCAGTCTTCAGGAGCGCGGCCTGTGTTTTGCACAAACTCCGCGATCTTTTGAATCCTTTCATCCATAGCGTTCTGTGGTTGACTAAATTCGTCAAATGATTTAACCTCGCGTCCTAGCCTTTCGCTTACGTAGTTAAATACAGCCGATTCTATGTCATTATCAGAATACTGTTGAGTTGTATTATCATTGTTATCTGTTGACGCTTGATAATCAATAAGATCATCCGTTGTCGCTTGATATTTACTTTCTTCTTCTTGTACAGGCTCAGAAGTCTGTTCCTGTGTTGATTCTACCTGAGGTTCACTTTCTGGAGTTGCCTCCTGAGTTACCTCTGGGGTAGAAGTTTCTTCAACTGGCTGAGACTCCTGTTGTGGAGCCTCTTCTGTAGTTGTAGTTTGTGCGTCCGCCTGCATAGAGGCAGCAAGCTCTTGGGGAGTATCAAAGATCTCCACTTTTTCAAATTGCTCGTTATTATCCATTATATTAAATTAAGTTGTTTTTTATTTTGCTGGTCCGAGGTAACATATAACCCCGCCTGCAGAGTCATCTGTAATCCCAACGTGTGTCCATCGCCCGTAAATAGTAATCCCTTGTGGGAATATATTAGAAGTGTCAATCGTGCCTGCTCCTGCTCCTGCCCCTGTACTAGCAGAGCTTAAATTAAAACATGTAGTTGGATCTTCTGCGGTTAAAACGTCAAAAACTGTATCTGCTAAGCACGTTATAGCTACAACTACACTCCCTTCAACTGGGACAAAGCTATCAGTGCTGTCAATAAATCCACTTCCGAGTTGTCCGAAGGATGCTTGAGTTGCTACCCCTTGATTTGCTAATGTTGCCATGTCTTTATATTATTAGCTTCCACCGTATGGTGCAGCTGAATTATCGTTTCCGAATACCCCGTACTCGATTAATGTGTCTACTTTAGTACCATACACTTCGTACTTTTTATCTACTGCAACAGGAATAAAAGCAAACTCTCCACCACCAACCTTTGCTACCAATCCAGTATCTGTGTCGTTATGTATGTATATGTAATTCTCTAATTGAGAATCTAAGTTCTTTATATATAAGTACGCTCTATCGCTACACTGATTAACTATATATATAGCTAAATCGTTAGTGTCTTCTACTGTACCTAATACTTTAGCTCTAATAAGGCTTCCTGAGTCTACTATTAAAGATGTAGCTACAGAGATATTTAAAGCACTTGACAACAAGTCCGTGCTATTCAAAGATAAACCTACTCTAAGATTCCCCATTATTCGTGTATTAACATGTTTTCTATAGACATCTCGGTATGAACACTAGGTTTTACAAAAATGTCAGATTCTGATCTGGTTCCTGCTGCAGCGCTAGTTATAGCCATAGTTAAATCAGAGCCAGCTAAGTCTGTTATAGTGTCCCCTGTTATAGCTGTAGATCCTGTTACAACTCCTGCTGCTCCAGCTTGCCTAGCAGTAAATGTTACCGCTGCTGTAGAAACCGTAGTCGTCCAGTTAGGATAAAATTGAGCATTAACAGCTGCTGCAAAATTGTTGGAGTTTGAGTCAGCACTTACAGTAGTAACACCGTCAAAATCCCAAGAGTCTCCAGCGGCAACCGTTCCAGCTGAAGTGACAATAAAAGTTTCTTTGGTTCCACTTGCAGCTTTCCAAGGGAAGAACGCAAAATCTCCTGCGTAAAGCCTCCCCATTTCTTCTTGATCAATGTATACTGTAAAGTACTCAGAGTCAATTGTAGAAAGGTTTCTTAAATAAACTTTGTTCGCTTTGTCAACAGCAGCACCATCACCTCTGAATAAAGGCTCTGCAGTAATAACTGCTGCGCTTGCAGAAGAAGTAGTTTTAATGGCCAACCCTGTAGTTTGAGACAAACCAAGTCTACTCCCAGCTTTTTTTAACTGTTGAGAAGCGCTTATATTAAGAGCGCTACTAGTTAAATCAGAACTAGATAATGAAAAACTTACTGTTGTAGTTGCCGTTCTTGCCATTACGATACCGTTGATTGAGAGAAGACCCCGTACTCTATACTTACGTTTGTAGCTATAGTAGTTACCTGAACGTCTAAAGTTCCCCCGTAAGGAATAAACATCCAGTCACCAGGATAAAGACGTCCTATTATAATATTTCCCTCAAGCTCAACTAAAATATAGTCACTGTTTCCTGTGCTTGTATTTCTAATGTAAACCTTATGAGCTACAGCAGAGCCTGAGTGTACATATATACTATCAGCTACAACTACCGTATCGGTCTGTGCTGCGGAATATTTTCTACTGGTAATGCCTGTAAATTCGTCTAATCCTGTTGAAGAAGCGGCTCTAGTTAAAGTGGCCGTTTGAGTCATACTAAAGTTGTGACCTGTAACGTCTGCGCTACTTAGGATTAATGTTGCTGTTGTGGTTGCCATGTTTTATATTATTACGATGCGGTTGATTGAGAGAAAACACCGTATTCAACCTTCATGTTAGCTGCACTAGTATCAATATCTATATCTAAAGTTCCGTCATAAGGGAAAAAACACCAGTCTCCTGGGTAAAGCCTACCCATTAAAACATTACTACCCCCAAGCTCCACTGTTACAAAATCGCTAGATCCTGTAGATGAGTTCTTTATATACACTTTGTGAGCTACTGAAGTATCAGCATATCCAGAAAGACCGCTAGCAGCATCAGCTAATACTATACACCTTGCTGTTTGAGCCGCTGCATATACTACAGTAGTAATCCCAGTAAACTGATCCAAACCTGTCGCCGTTGCAGCTTTGTTTAATACAGATGTCTTACTGAGATTCAAAGGGTCCCCAGTAATATCTGGACTAGTGAGATTTATTGTTGCGGTGATCGTAGCCATTTTAAGATTTATTTATATGCAAATATAAGTATTATTTCTTTGTCTTTTTTTTCCTAGTCTTATATCTAGATACCCTTCCTTTAGTCCGTTTTTCTTTCGCAGCCCTAGCTCTTTCTGAAGCGCTTAACTCAGACCAGGTTGCAGGGGTTTTTGATGAAACCTTTCTTGTAGGTCTAAATGTTCTGTCTTTACCTTTATATCCTTTCTTACCTCTAGGGGTTCTCCATTTTTCTTTAAACCACCTTTTTAAAGCTAAGCCTTTTTTCGTTTTACGAACTTTAGGCATTACTTCTTTTTCTTATTCCCCCAATTTGCAACACCAACTTTACGGCACTTAGCTAAAGCGCCAGATGCGTATGCAGAAGGCCAAACGCTATATCTAGATTTTACTTTGTGATAACAAGCGTCTTTACTGCTAGACTTACCGCCTTTTTTATATTTCTTAATTACCTTTGCCATGACTAGAAAGCTTGAACATTGCTTTTTCTACAGCTTTAGGGTGAGGCGCATAAGAACCCTCCATAAGGTAATACCTACCTTGCTCTTCCATCCAATGATAACCTTTAGGTGGAGAAACTTCTACCTTCTTGTTAGATATCTTTAATTTTATATTTTTCTTAACAGGTTTCATTAACTTTTCTTTCTGCAACGCCATTTACGTAAAGCTAAAGCCTTTCTTGTAGGTTTGCCATTTGGTTTTTTCATAGGCCCTTTCATTCCACTCATTCTAGCACAAAAGGATTTACGCCTCTTAGCTGCTTTAGACCCTGCTTTAACTTTACCCGTTACAGCCATCTTAAGTTTGCTACCTGGATTTGCCCTTCTATAAGAAGCTACACCTTTAGCGTTTAATCCTCCTTTAGGATTCTTACCTTCTTTACGTGTCCATGCAGGAGTCTTACCCCCTTTCTTATACTCATCTTTATTTTCGCATTTGCAAACTTTCATTTGTTATTCTGATGCGGTGAATAATTCACCTGATGCTAATGTTTGTGCCTCTGTCTTTGTTAATACAGAGTTATTTGGATATGCAAGTCCGTTACCTAAAGCTATGATCGCTGATAACTCCCCTGTGCGTAAGCTAAACTCTCCTTTAACTATAATCAAGTTTCCATCTAAACTCTCTCTAGGAGCTCCTAGCTTGCCTTTAAACGCAGCTTCTTTCCAAGTTGGCGTATAAGCTGTTGTAGTTTTTATAGTCTCTCCGTCTGCTTCGTACGTGTAGTTATTCCAACCAAGTTTAGGTTGCAACACGCTAGGTACTGCGGCTTCATAATCCGCTTTCCTTAAACATACATATAATTCGTAATGTGCCATTCTATCTAGTTTCTGTGACTACCTTTTGTAGCTTTGTAATTTCTTAGTACTTCTGTTTCGTCTAAAGCTCTATTGTATACTTTAATACTATCTACGGCTTCTTCATACCCTCTAGTCCTATTATCCTCAGCACCAATAGTTATATTATGTGCATTATTGATATTTGTGGATTTATCAGTGCCGTTTACCGATGTACCCGTTGCCTCTTCAGCGCCATTTACATATAGCTTCATCTCACCAGAGCCAAGGCCTTCCCTTGTGGCTACTACATGGTGCCAGTTATTTGAGCTATATCCTTCCGACATGCTCACGCCTCCTATATAAGCGAGAATCGACCCAGAAGAGGTGCATAAACCAGCGCTATCAGAGTCGTTTATTTGACCGCCTAGTGTGAATATAGTATTTAAACTACTAGAACCTTTAGATCTGTATGAAGGTTTAACCCAACATTCCATAGAGAAGTTTCCTGTCCCAAAGGTTAATCCAGAGTGGTCACCTACCTCCACGTATGACCCAGTATCTAAACTGGGGGTTTGCGACGATTTATCAACAGGGAAATTCAAACTACTAGTACTCCTAGCTCTATTCATAAGAAACCCTTGCGAATCCCGTGTAGCATCTACACCTTCTGGGATTAATATTGTTTCGGTGATGCTAGTTGGGGTACCGTCGTTCGTACCTGGATCCACTAAGTTAGTCCAAGCGCTTAACCCGTTGTTTCTCCAATAAGCAGATAAATTAGTGTTAGAGTGAGTTAAAGCATCTAAAGCCTTCCCGTCGTTAAATAATTCTAAAACTTCCGCATCAGTTAATTGGTCTTTCCATACAGATGTCTCCGTTATAACGCCTTGAGTATAATACGAAGTGCCAGCCCTCATTAGATCTATATTTTGTGTGGCGGTTGTCTCACACCCGTTGCTATTAGATCCAGATAGGTAGCTAAGAGTTTGCTTTACCCCATTTAAGAATAGCTCTACGTCTGAGCCACTAATAACAGTTTCATCAGAATTACTATTTCTTTTGAAGTTCATAACCCAATGATTCCATTTATTAACTATGCTAGTAGAGGCTATACTGATACCAAAAAGTTCTCCGTTAGCAGTATTATAACCTACCCAGTGGTTACTACCGCTAATTTTAACATACAGACCAGGGTTAAAGGTTGCGCTCCAATAAAATATCCCTGAATCTAATCCAGTTTCGTTAACCCAACAACTTACGGAGTTCCATTCACCGTCACTAGCGTTCCATATAGCTGTCGTTGGATTGATGTCAACATAATCCGCTTCTCCATCAAACCAAGCCAACTCGTTATACGACTGCAACGCCGTTTGCGGTATATGTAACTGCTGATCTGCGTCTGTCCAGCCTGAGGCTACACCGACTTCTTTTATGCTAACATTGTCTATGGTAAATGTTGTTGACGATGAGCTAGAGTTGCTGTATATTATCAAGTTGTCATCATCTGCGGCCACTATATCTTTTGTGTAAGTAACACTTGAATCTGATATGGTGAAAGGTGATGTTTCCGTGCTACCCAACTCAATTTTCATAGATGGAGTTGTTGCGCCACCTGTCTGTTGTAAATCTACTGAAACTCTATAAGTACGACCCGCAACAAGGTCGGTAAATTTAGTAGGACCGAGTTTAGCGCCTTCTGGGACAGCATCTGTTTCTGTTACAACTTGCAGTTTATCGCTAACAACGGTAACATTTCCACCAGCTATATTGTGAGCAGCCCAATCAGAGCTACCAAATCCAGTTCTATTTTTAGCATCAGCAATCATCTCATCCCCTAAAAACACCGTTGTCGCGTGGTGTTTGTCGTTGATGGCTTTTATTGAGATGTTGCTTATAGTTACAAAGTCGGTTGTTGAACCGTTACTGGTTACCACTCTAATATTCAAAACCCCAGAAACCGACGTACTCGTAAATATAAACGTTTGAGGTACTCCAGTTATGGCAGTTGGTATTGTAACATAAGCTGTGCCGTTATAATATTGTAACGAATTTGAACCTGTTAGATTCGCTGAATCTATTGTGTAAGTCACTTTGTATGATTTACCACTATACGCGACACCTGGTTGACTTACGCGGTTGTTATTCCCATCTCCATTAAGTGTTGTGATTGTCAATCCGTTTGCGCTAAATGTAGCCACGTCTAAAGGAGGAGCTGCATTATGTCCCTCATCAGTCCAACTTGCCGATCCAGCACTAAAATCTCCGTTAACTATTTTTTCATCTACAGGTCCAGTATTCGCCCCATCTAAAATATGCGACTGCTGGCCTCTGTGACCATCTTGCATCGGGTACCAACCTTAAGGTTACTCTCGGTTAAAGCTGTACCTGAAGCGTTTAACGCTAAAGATTCTGGGTTGGCGTAATCATAGGCCACATCAGCAGCTGTCCAAGCTTTATCCCAAACCTGAACGTCACTAATAGCTCCTGTAAAGTTAATAGCATTCGCAAGGTGAACACCCACTGATAATTTACCAACTTCAACGCTATAAGCCGTGGACGAGGTTTTTTGTTCCACAAAAACTCCGTTTAAATAAAAATCAATAGTGTTATATGTTTCACCTTCTGTTATTACCGCAGTAAATCTATACCAGGTACCTATATCTACATGAGCGTTTGTTGTCAGTTCAGAGTTAGAGTATCTAGATGCAAACAACTTTCCTTGTTGTACTCCTATAGAGCTCATTTTATCTATAGCGTTATTACCAATCGCTACTATATAATCGTAATCAGAGCTTATTCTGTCAGTTTTAAACCACGCGGTTAAAGTGTGACTAGTTTTTCCAAGTATCAAATCTGGGTTTGCCGCTGCTGTCAAATAATCCGCAACCCCATCGAACTCTAACCCTCGACCAGAGTATATCTTACCGTGGTTGTTGTTCCCCGAAGTATCTCTCGCTCTAGGTTTTTTCGGGAGCTCTATATTTTGTATCGTCGTTGCCATTATTCTAAAGTTCCGTGATTAGATCCTTCGTGGTCTTTAACACCACCTGTACCTGCTGTTCCATCTACATTTGTTTCTTCATCCAAATTCCACCAACTAACTAAATTCGTTTTCTCGCTAGCGGATAACGCTGCGTAGTTTTTGTTCATGATAGACTTGACTTGAGGTTGGGTTAGAGCTGCGTTCCAGTAACCTACGTTGCAGATGTAACCTTGAAAATCATAACCTGTTGTATCACGCCTTCCTATAAGTACACTATCGCTATGATTTAAAGTTAGATTTTCACTAGTTATATCATCACTATCTACTAAAACGCCATCTATATATAAAAACTGCTTATCGCTTCTGTCAAAAACAGCGCAAACATGATACCATTGATTGGTATTCAAAGCACCTGATATAGATTCAGTGTTACTGCCCCCATCGTCGATAGCTATTTCTATTTTACTACTATCTCTTGTCCTAATTTCTAAACCTGGGTAAGTCGAAGCGGTTTGTCTGTTTGAAATAATACCTCCTAGATTAACAAATGTGGATACATTAACCCAAGCGCTTAATGATACATCTCCAGTCCCTATTGTTATAGGGCCAACATCTATGTATTCGTTAGAATCACCATCAGCGTTAATATCCGCCGCACCAGAACTACAAAGCTCTACAGGTCTGTCTTTATAATCGTGACGCAAGACTAAACCATCGCGTACGATAGTCTTTTTTACCGTGGGGTTTTTCGTTGCGTTTAATCCTAGACCTATCATTATTTGTGTTTATTACCGTTGTGTAAAGATAACAATTAAAACGAACTCATTAAAATATCATCCACCGCATCTTGAATATCATCTTGAGTGGCCTCTAACTGCATCATAATATTCGCTTGAAATCGTTTTACCTCTTCTCCTTTATTGAATATTATAATTGTAGGGACAACAACTATATTATGTTCTTTTTGCTTATCAGGGTTAGAAGATATATCTATTCTTTTACCTTTACAATCGCTAAGATTATCCATCCAGCTAACGCTATTAGAGGCGTTAAAACTAGCATTAAACTCTATTACACAAACTCCTTCAATCAATTCTGTAGGTGGAGTAGAAACGTACATTACCGTAGTAAATAAAAATAGCGTAAAAGTAAGGAGTAAGGTTTTCATTAGGAGTTATTTTAGTTCATCAATTTTTCTTTCAATGCTTTTTAAATCAGCTTTTATTTCTATAACGTCTTCTTGGGTTGTCATAATAGTTTGACGGACTAACTGATCTTTCATATCAAACTCCATGCGAGTTATTTCTGGATCGGGAGCTACAGGCAACTCTTTTGCTAATGCTATATCAGCTTGTAAAGCAAACCACATTGCAATTAATGATCCTAATCCTACAACCCCCATCCCTATTGTTTTAAGATCTAGCGTTACTTGCGTTTTTTCTCCAATTTCTTGAGCCATTTTTATAATATTACGTAATTTATTCCCATAGTTGCACTTCCGTAAGGTCTCCCCCAATACTCGTTGTACTTCCCTTCTGTAAAGATACCAAAATGTTTACCAATCTTAGCACCGAAGACAACACCTACGTTATAGTCAACCCATTGACCGCCATGTAGCCTACCGTATGAGTATTCGTAAGCTCCTAGCTCTTTATGGTATGGCATAACGTTCCCCCATGCGTGCAACCAAAAGTCTTTTGAGTAGTGGTAAAAGTCTAAACCTACCGCTGCTGAAAATTGATACTGCTGAGGTAAAGAACGTTTAATATCCCTGTTGTATTGATTAACTATATTCCCGTACCTGTAACGTCTAAACTCCGAATCGGTCTCTGCAACTAAGTTGCCTTCTGGTCCATACCATTCCCAATCGCTCCACTCACCGCTATCATAAACATCGTTGTCGTTTGAATCCATGTACATCCATTGATCCGTATACCCGTAATCATAAGCAAGAAGCCACCATGCCCCGTTATTGGTTGACATCCAATCCGTAATAGGATCTACACCGTATGCAGGGTGTCTACGCCACGCAACCCCTGCGGTAAAATTTAACTTCTTACCAGCTTTAAGTCTAAGTTTTAAAGCGGTCTCTAAATATTTTATATCTGATAACCCGTCCTCCATAAAATCTATCTCTGCTACAAACCTTTTTGAAAGGTGTCTAAGAAAGTATCTTTGATTCTTAGCCTCTCGACCCGTAAGCCTTGCGTCAGAGCGTTCAAATACATACTCGAACCCACTAACATGCCCCACGTTGACTTCCTCCGTCATTGACACCTCAGAACCATCGTAGAAAGCTCTAGCTTTGTTTTCATAGTCAAACCGAGCTAACTTTCTTAAACCAATTGAAAAAGTGTAATTAGGTAGATTATTCATAGGTATTGTAGTAAGCACACCGTCACGCACGGCATACGTACTCTCTTGAACCATAGAGTTTGACTGATTAAACGAAGTGTAAAAAGTGCTGTACTTAAAAAACTTTTTTACAGCTCCTTGACTAAAAACAGTTATCGGTAGAAAGAATAATAAAAATAATAGTTTTTTCATGTTTCTTATGTTGCTAAACGACCACTTGTATTGATCTAATCAATTTGTCAGTTAATATTGTAGAAGAAGCAGCTGGAGGCATTACAGATACAGATGAACTACTTTTTGTAAAATTTGCAACAACGCTGTTGTTAACAGATACGCTAACACTATCATCAAGGGATGTACTTACAGATATACTCATTACTTCTCAAAGGCTTCAGTTATATCTGGATTGACAGTAAACTTCCCTCTTAACACTGTTCTATGAGTATCTAAGCCAGTACTACTAGGTAGTATGTACTGAAGGTCATAAGAGTAGCTCCCAGAAGGAACCTGACTCATAGTCTCCGCAGAAGCCTCTATAGTTACATTACCCACATCGTCTAATGTAGGGGTTTCAAAAGTATTACCCGTAGAGGCAGCAGGAATACTTAGCGTTTCAGTTTTAGATTTAGATTTAACTCTCACTTGATCTTTAGCTGCAGCGTTAGGCGTACCTAAGATTAAAGATGATGTAGATGACCTACCTCTTTTAGTTACGCTTTTAGACTTCACTTGCATTAAAAAAGTATACCCACTTGTAGATAATGTAAGTAGTGTACCTGCAGAATTTTTTAAAGTAATCGTAATAGAAAAGGTATCTCCTTTCCTACACGTTATATTTAATACATCTGAAGTATCTAAGTTTACTGAGCTAGCCATTTTATTCGTTTAATAATGCGTTAATTAGTTTGTTTGAGCTTTCAGGCAACTCATCTCTCTTCCCTTGCCTTTGTGCAATAAGCTTACTTTGATCAGAAGTTTGTTGCTCTAATCTATCGTCTTTACGAGTTTCTTTTAAAACCTCTAGCTTTTCTTTAAATTCCTTGTCATCTTCTTTAAACCCAAGAGTAGCTTGAGCTTTAATAACTTCTATCTCTTTCTTAAACTCATGCCTCATTGCCTCCATCTTCATATCTAGCTGTGATTGCATCTGAATCTTTTGAGACTCTAATTGAGCAGCAGCTTGCATTTCTGAAATTTTAGCTTGTTGAGATTGTTGAGCTATTTGAGCTTGCATCTCTGCTTGCTGCTGAGAATTTTGCATAGCTATCTGCTGTTGTAAAGCCATACGTTTCTTACGTCTGACAACAAGAAGCCTTTCTGCCTGATTAACATCTTTTAATCCCCGAACAGCCATAGCGTCTTCTAAATCTAATTCTTGTTGCTGAAGAGCCATTTGAATATTTTGCTCTAGATAGACTTTATCTTTCTCCTCCATATCTTTCACAACAACCACCCCGAAGTTGTACATAGGGAGATCTTTAAAAGAAGCTAGAGCCTCCATATTAGTATCCCCTATAGCATTCTGGTATACTTTATAGAGAACAGACTCAGCAGGTATAATCTGGATACATTTAACTATATCTTCACATACCTTTTTAAACAAGATCATCGCAGCATTCGTTATATCATATATAGCGTTATTACCTGCGGCTATAGCTTGCTCTTGAACCCCAACTAAAGCATCACCTTTAGGAGAAGAGGAATCCATAGCCTCGTTAATACCTGTTGTATCTCTTATTAATCCTAAATAGTGGTTATATAACCCTATAAGCTCATTGATATTTCTTATACTATTCCCTATCTCTCTAACTGGAGGGTTTTGGAATCCTCCTTCTGGATTTTTACTTCTGTAATAAAAGACACCTGTCTGCTCGTATATATCGTGAAGGTCTAATGGTTGTAGCTCCCCCCCTTTCCCTAACTGCACATTCTCTAAGCCTTCGATGTCTATAATCAATCCATCTGGTTTAGCTTTTGCTATAGCCTGCTGTATCTTTAAGTGAGTAAGCTGAAGCATGTCTGCAAACCCTATGCAACCGTTTACCATAGACTTAGGCATCATGTTGCGGATATTAGTGGCCGTTACAGAATATGAAAGTCTTGCTTTAGATATATCGTGGATATTCTTAGGTACATTCTTAACCTTCCCATACCCAAACAACTGCTCGCACCCTAGTACATAGCTACCACCATAAACGGTAGAAATTTCTAGTTTGTGTGGGGTTCGTTCAAATACGCTATTCTTATTAGGCTGAGCCTCAAAGCCTTTAAAATAAAAACCTGTGTTCCCGTGTCGATTTTCTTTCTCTTCAAAATGTATACAATCTACAGAAATAAACTCGAAGTCTAAAACCTCAACCATATACTCGTCATATCCAAACCCTGTTACCCCTAAAGAATCGTTATAGCTCTTCTTGTTATACCTACTAGAATCATTCCCATTCTTCCCTTTAGATTTTTCCGCTATCTTTTCAAAGTCTGCTTCTGTAAGTTCTTCCCCCGCTATACGTTTTAATTCCTGTATAGAAATCTTTTTTATATGTCCAGCATATATAAGGTCATCAAAGTTAGGGTCTTCTGTATAGCTGTGTATAAACATACAAGGGTCTACATAAGATGTTTTTATCCCCTCGCTTGGATCGTTAGACCTCTTTACTACAGACATACCTAAAGTAGCTAAATCGTTAACACACCTACGAAAGGTGTTGTCTACGAAATTATTCCAAGTTAAAGTAAGTTCCGTTCCAAGTTGTGCAGAAATCTCTCCGTCGCTCTTGATATTTGTTTCAAATAATATTTCGGCTTCTTCAGGGGTGTCTGGGATAGAATCTGGATCCATATCTAATACAATCCCTGTTTTTTCTTTTAACTCTGTTAGCTTCCCTTTTGAAGCCACTTGCATTAACACTTTCTTTTTCTTCTCGTTTTTCTCAGACGAAGATAAAGGGTCTACCGCTTCTAGATTGGGATAAGGATTTACAGATAAAATTTTATTAACTACAACCCTTACAAATTTAGGTAGGATAGGAACTGGAGTGTAATCCATGTTCAACAAAGCTCCGTCAGCTTTATTCGGCTGGAGGGAGTTTAATAGCTGTTTATATATACTTGTGTCCTGAACCCCAATAGCATAATCTCTATCTTTTTCAAAGACTCTATTCCTTTTACCTACTAAAGAGGACTCATCAGTAGTCTTCCCCCATTGAGACTCAATAGCTTTTGCATACTGAATACCATACTCTTTCCCTTGCTTTTTTTCCGTAGACTCTAACGGATCAGGGAATCCTTGCTTACTTTTACTGTTGTTATTGTACATCCTTAAGATATGGTATTTCTATTTAGCAAATATAGTAAATCATCCGATTACTTGATATCTCCTAAAGAATCGTTTTTCAGTTAAATCAGAGGGCTTTTTTGTTTTGGCTTTTTGGGCTCCTAATAGAGCTAATCCAGAGCTAATAGTAAGGTCATATTTAGTTCTATCGTCTATCTTATATCCTATCCAATCCTCTAACGTCTTGTTAAAATACATTTTCCCCATCTCCCCTGTCTCTCTGTTCACCCCTACATGGTCATGTATAAAGGCCTCTATAGCATGAGCGTGAGCTTGGATAATATCTTGAGAGTTAGAAGGAATACCTTTTGTTTTAGACTTTATTGCGCTAGCGGTAAGCAAATGTTTAGGCCTATCCATTAGATAACCATCGTAACCCCTTGACTCAAAGTACCTTGCTATCCCGTACTTATTGTTCTCAATTAAGATCGGGTAACCATAGAACACCGCCGCCATTAAAACGTCTTCATAGAAAATTTTTGCTAAAGGAGGTCTAGAAGCATATTCTACGACAAACATATTAGACGGGTTCTCTATGTGAAACTTGTTGTATAAGTGTAATGCACCTTTAGAACCTCGTCCGTCTACCGTAGCGTCAAGATCGTATGAGTCTACTCCCCCTACCCCGTAATTTGAATGAGGGGGGATACGTTTACCTCTTTCTGTTTTTTTTTGGTTTCGGAATTCTGCAGGTGGCATCCAAGCAATCTTAAACCTACCTTGAGGATTTGGATTAAAAACTACCTCAGTGTCTT